GGACTAGCAATATTCTCAGACCGCCAAAAAGATTTACTAAAAGAAAATGAAGTTCTAGCAGAAGTTCTTCCTGGTTTAATAAAAAGTTTAGAGCTCAAAGAAGAAGTTTTACAACGAGCAGGGATAAATACAACCAATCTCGGAAAAGAAATAAACACTCTAAAAGATAATTTATCAGTTTTAGAGGGAGGATTAGGGGCGGCCAATGAAGGACAAATTGCGTACGATAATGCTGTTCGTGCTACAAATGCTGCCATGACTGAGGGTGTTCGAATTTCAAATGAATTGGGAACCGCTCTTACTAGTCAAGCAAATGCAATAAAAGGTTTAGAATCAGTATATCAAAACTTTTTGGATTTACAAGCAAAGTTTCAAAAACCTCAAAGTAATCTTACTCAAGCATTTAATGTTGTTAATGACCTTCGAGACAAATTACAAACTGCACTGTCTCCCGACCAAATGTCAACTCCTTTATCAGAGTTATTCTCAAAAGCGGATATGGAAAGACTAAACGAGATTTTACAAAAAGATGTTTCCGGTTTAACAGGAACTGATTTAATAGGGACAGATCCAACGGGAAAGGGCGTTTCAATGGCAGGCGACTTAGATATAGTAGCAGGTCAGATTAGAGCCCTGGAACTTGCTCAGTTAACTGATAAACATAATATTGAAAAAGACTATCAAGCAACTCAACGTTCTGGAATACCTTTTTTACAGAAAGAAGGAAAGGAGTTAAAACAAATTGCACTAATAAATAGAAAAATAAAAGATATAGAGGACCTAAAAACAGTAGCTAAACTAATGGGTATTGACATACATTCTACTGTAATGGCAAACATGACGGCAGAACAAAAAGCATTAGAAGAGCAGAAAAAGACGATAGAGTTTAATACGAGCGAAATTGGAGAAGCAGCTCAAAAAATGGGTTCTAGTTTAGAAAATAATATGACTAGCGCTTTTACAAGTATTATAGATGGAACAAAATCAGCAAAAGATGCTTTTGCGGATATGGCAAGAGCAATGCTAGCAGATATGGCGAAACTTATAGCAAAAATGCTTGTACAACGAGCAATCATGGCAATGTTCGGTTTTGAAAATGGCGGAGTAGCTTCAGGAGGATTTGAAGCATTTGGCATGGGAGGCATAGCAAAAGGTGGTATTACTGGATATGCTTCAGGAGGAATTATTAAGCAACCTACAATAGGACTTGTAGGAGAAGGAAAACATAATGAAGCAATTGTTCCTCTTCCCGACGGAAAATCAATTCCTGTAGATATACGGGGTGCGGGACAAAATAATAATGTGACTGTAAATGTAGCAATTGATAGCCAAGGAAATGCTCGTCAAGATGCACAAGCAGATAGTAATCAAGGAGCAACTCTTGGGTCTGCGATTGCAGTTGCAGTGCAAAAAGAATTACAAAATCAAAAACGTGCAGGTGGAATACTTAATCCCATAGGAGTATCATAATGTCTACATTTAGTTTTACTATATCTGCTTCAGATGTAAATACTTTAAAAAATACTTCTGGGCAATCTGCTTTTGAAGCAACTGCAGATAGAGGAATGACTCGCGCAACAACTCATCGTGTTCTTACTGCAAAGTTTGGAGATGGTTACGAACAAAGAGTATTAGATGGCGTAAATACTAAAAATGAATCTTTTAATTTAGCTTTTAATAATCGTACAGCAGAGGATATAAACTTAATCGCTGGTTTCTTTGACAGTAAGGCTGCAAAAAACTTTGACTTTACAGTAACGGATAGATTTAGTGGTGGTAATCTTGCAAATACAACTATGAAAGTTGTGTGTGATACATATAATATAAACTATATTAGAGAAAATTTTCACTCTCTTACTTGTACTTTACGAAGAGTTTATGAGCCATGAGCGATATAATTGATACAGTACAATTACAAGAAACTGATGATGCTTTAATAACTCTTTTTGATATCACTTTGCCAAGCGGAACTGTCATTCAGGTTTTTAATGGATTGGATGACGGAAGTAATAATATTTATTTTCCTCAAAAAGAAATAAGCGGCTCTGTGTATCCTTTAAAAGAATATGTAGCAATACCTATAGAAATAGAAGGCATAGAAAGTTCCACGGCTGGGGCATCTAATAGACCTACATTATCTGTAGCAAACATTCCTATACTATCAAGAAGTGTAGTAAATAATAGTGATGGAGTAGATGACGAAAATGATATTTTAGATATACTAATTTCTGAAAATATTACAACGAATGAAGACCTATTAAACTCAAAAGTTATTATACGAAAAACATTACTATCAAAAACATACAATAGCTCAAGTTCAAATCCAAATTCTGCTCCTGTAGAGTTTCCTTCTCAAACTTACATTATTGATAGAGTAGCCGCAGAGAGTAATATATCAGTTGAGTTTGAACTTGCTAGTCCTATGGATATAGAGGGAGTAACTTTGCCAAATAGACAGGTAATTGGCAGATATTGTCCTTGGAGATATCAAGGACATTTTCATCCTGATAGAACACAAAATCCTGTTGTTTCTTCAGAAGACGGTGGATGTGTTTGGCCTTTAGATAGTAATGGAAGATTTTTTGATAAAGATGATAATGTAATTACAAAAAATATTTCTTCTATTCCTACTTATAATGCTAGCACTCAAAATGCTTCTAGAAGCGCGGGTTTTAGAACAAAAACAATTAGAGACGGTCATACAGAAATATGGGAAGCCATACGAACAATACCTGCAGAAACTTCAAATGGACAACATAACCCAACTACCTCTAAAGGATACTGGAAACGTTTAGATGTTTGTGGAAAAACTTTAAATTCTTGTAAAATTCGTTTTCAAGGAAATAATTCAGATGATACTTTAGATACTTCTTATATACTGCCTTTTGGAGGCTTTCCAGGGGCTAGGCAGTTTAGATGATAGAAGATATAAAAACTCATTTTGAAAAAGAGCACCCAAGAGAGGGGTGTGGAATAATCGGAGTAGTAAAGGGAAAGAAGGTATGGTTTCCCTGTAGAAATGTTGCAGAGAGTAATGAAGACTTTGTAATGTCATCTGAAGATTGGTTTGAAGTAAAAAAGAAAGCAGATATATTTGCAATAGTTCATAATCACATAGAAAATAGCAATGAACCAAGTCAAAGTGATATAAATAATTGTAATGCATTAGGAATACCTTATTACATATTTAGTTATCCAGACTTAGAATTAAATATCGTAGAACCAAAAGAAAATTTTTATCCTTTGCTAGGAAGAGAATATTCTTTTGGAACTTCGGATTGTTTTGAAGCAATGAGAGATTGGTTAGCTTCAGAGAATATACAAATACCAGCTCGAGAAGTTTTTGAGGATGATTGGTGGGAAAAGGGAATAGACTACTTTACAGAAGAAAATATTAAAAACTGGAATCATATAAAAGTAAATAGCCCTCAAAAAAATGACGTATTAATATTTGCAGTAGACAGTGCAATAGGAAATCATTGCGGAGTTTATTTAGGAAATGATGTATTTTTTCATCATGCAGTAAATAGATTATCATGCAGAGAATCTCTTTATCCTTTTTGGGGTAAACATATTATAGGAATATATCGTTATGCAGCGTAAAATTTACTTAGAAGGAGAATTAGGAGCTAAGTTTGGAAAAGAGTATACTATGAATGTAAACTCTTTCTCTGAAGTTTTTCGTTGTTTAGAATGTAACTTTTCTAATTTTAGAGAATATTTAATATCTTGTGCAGAAAATAATGTGGGTTTTGTATGTGAAGTTGCAGGTCAACCTCTAAATAGTGAAACAGAGTTGTTGCTTGAATACGGAGAAGGAGATATGGTAATTACTTCTATTCCCGCAGGATCTAAATCAGGAGCTTTAAAAATACTTGCGGCAATTGCTATAGCTACTCTAGTAATAATGAACCCAGCTATGTTTGTAACTGCTACAAACGCACAAACATTGGGAGCTATGGCTGCATCAGGAGTTGCGAATCCTGGAACTATTGCTTTACTAAAAGCAGGTGCAACTTTAAATCTTGCAGGACTTGCAGCAGCAGGTATTTCAGTACATTTAGCTATGACAGGTATGCAACAGATGATGGCACCAGATCCTAGTGTAGATAATGATCAAGAAGAAAGTTATTTATTTCAAGGAACGGGACAAGCACTAGTAGAAGGAGATCCTGTTCCTGTTTTATATGGAAAATTAAGAGTTCCTGGTAGACCGATAAGTTTACAATTAAGAAATGAAAGGTTAAATTTTACTGACCATGGAAAAGTCTATGCGGATTCTACGGCAGATACCACAAATGGAGTCACTGTAACTACTTCTGGCAGTAGTGGTGGTGGATCTGTATTATCGCAAGAAGAGTC